AATTGTATGCATCACGTCCAACTATTGTTGAAGTTCCAGAAAACATCGAAGATTTTGGGAAAGGCTACACGTGGGATGGAGAAAACTTCAATCCCCCAACTGAATAATGACGCCTTGGCAGGAATATAAAAAGAAACTTGGCACGACTCGACCGTGGGATGTGGTTAACCCAACTATCAAGAATGTTTCGGAAGAAACATCAGCAGCACGATACGCAATATGTGAATCGTGTCCGAGTTTGCTCAAACTTACGCATCAATGCAAAGAGTGTGGCTGTTTCATGAAGCTCAAAGTAAAGCTGCCAGCAGCAACATGTCCTCTCAGTAAATGGTGATGTTCAACTTTGAAGATAAAAACACCAATGAGTATTTTGATACGAGGGTTTTTGATAATTTCTTTGCAAACCCAGATGAGATTGCAGATATTGCAAACACCCAGTCATTCGCTCTAAGCAGCGGCAGTTTTCCTGGAAGAAGAACGACAGAGTTGGGGGTTTGCTGTAGTGAGCTTAATCAAATCTTATTGCGAGAAATAGTAAAAAAGAATGCTGAACTTACCGGCTTGTCGCTAACTGCATATTTTCAAAAAATTCCGAATCTTTCATTTGATGAATCACATATATCTATTGAGAATTCTGGCTGGATACACACCGATAATGCTATTTATTCTGGTGTTCTATATTTGAATAAAGATAGTCATAACTATGGTGGGACTTCATTCTACGAGCCACTAAAACTCACAAAAAATCCAGACATAGACATTAATCATTTCAAAAAGCAACACTACACGAATACTGAAGACGTAAACATTCAGGAGTACCGAGACTCAAAACTTAGATATTCTGCCTTGTTTGAAAAAACTGAGTCAATTGAGAATATCTATAATCGTCTAGTTCTGTTTGATTCTAAAAAATGGCACAGCAACGACACGTTCGTAAAAGATGGAAGCGGTGAACGTCTTACCTTAATATTTTTTATGGGATGAGATATTCTGGTACAACATCAAATATTAAATGAACCCTGTCCGTATCCCCATCATTAAATGCACCATGAGTTCTTAGGTTTGAAATCTCCCAACATTCACCAGCATTCATGAATACCTCACTTCCAGCAACCACGACAGAGCATTTATTATTGGTTGTGATGGGGATATGAAAACGCCTGCTTATTTCAAATAGGCGACCACTGTCTTTGTGTGGATGGACGGTTGATTTGGCTGGGAGCCTCGCAAGCATCGCGCGTGCGACAAGTCCGTTTATTTTTTGTTCCATCATTTTTAGAATTGGAAGTATTAAATTGTTTGCTTCATGATTTTCACTTACTGTGTGAACAGAAAATGGTGGATTGAATAACGGAGCGGCTAAATCAATAACCCAAAAAACATTTGTCTCAGATTGTGCTAAACCAGAATTCTGGCGAGCATTATCAATATTCCACTCATCAGTGAATTTGTTAACAAGTATGGACAGTTCTGAAATATCAAAGTCATCAAAATGCACAAAATTAAAAGAGTCGTCTATTTTTTGTTGAAGTTTTGGGTATGCAGATTCAATCTTTTCCATAAATATAAGTTCTAGTCAATAACCCCAAGTGTCCCAACCGGTACAAATTTTTGATATAAATTTTCCAATCCAACATCATTTACTAGACCCCTCAACCATGAGTACTCTTGTTCAATACTGGTGCTGTGACTGTCTACATCAAGCATTGATATTGTCCCATGTCCAAACCAAGAAAGATACGCATATCTGATTCCGTCCGTAATTTCAGTAACTTCATGACACCCAGCAAAAGAAGATGGATAGATTATTGCTGTTCCGTACTTTCTTGGAGCAGTGACACCCCACGGTCTGAACATTAAATCCCCTCCACTGAAATCATCGCTCAAAATAATGCCAGATGTCAGCGTATTGTGCAGTGGGAATGTGTTAAGTGGAACATAGGAGTCGCCATCATAAGGGAGATTCGTATCACAATGTGGACCTATTGCTTGACCTCTCTCGTATTTAATGACATATCCCCTAGTTCTCCATTTTACCGTTTCCAGCACTGATGGGAATAGTTTGCAGTATTCAACCAAGCACCTATAAATAGAAGACTCAAGTTTCTTAACGATTTCCTTATCGCTTTCATTCATTTCTGGATAAACTAGATTTGAATAACGAGTGGGTGCTTTTTTATAATTACTCATGTCATATCTGTATCCACCGTCGCTTAAAAGAATATCGTCTTCCAGTTGCTGATAACTTTGTGGATTTGTTTTGCTTTGAAGATTTCCTAGATATGACGCAATATCATTTTTTTCAATATCTATTGCATCACTGAAAGCAACGATACCGTTTCCGAGATGCGTGATGTTCATGAGTGCATTGTCTTTACGAGCATGTATATGTGGCTGTTTTGTCCAATACCGACTTCATCAAGATAGTTTTTTAAATCCTGTCTAAGTGTTGGCATGTAGACATTTGTTGCAGTTCGCGCAACATCGGGGAATTTTGCTGGGTCGACTACATTCTCGTTAAAATTCTCATTAGGAGAACCATGTGAATACCAACCAAGGTAACTGTATCTACTTCCGCTTGTTACCGGAGTGACCTCATGGGCTGCAATAAAATTAGATGGGAACATCAATATGTCTCCAGTGTTTGGTTTGTAGTCAATGTCAAGATAGTTGAAGTAATGATGCCCACCTTCAAAATCATCGTTCAGATATACAACACATGACAAGGTATTCTTTGTTGCAAGTTGGTCGCTTGGCTCTTCGTATCCATAAGCCCAATCGGCACTCGTGTCTGAGTGCGCTCCAAGGTATTTTCCACCGTGCTCAACAGAGTAACTAACTAGATGGCCTTTTACTTTCCACCACACGTTTTTGTACGCTAATGGAAACATTACGAAGTATTTGAGAAGGTAGGAGTCCTTTGCTTCTTCTACTGAATTTAGAAAACTGCGTATTTCTGGGTCGTCTGTTCTGTGTATTTGAGAACCCCTTCTTGGCATTTCTTTCACTCCTGATTCGCCAAATATATATCCGCTTCTATTGATGTAAGCTGGTTTTCCTGATTCTGGGTCAATTGTCGGAGTGTACATTTCTGACCATTCGTTGCTTATTTGTTTTTCTGAAAAATCAACAACCCATGAGCAGTCAAAAGAAATAGCTTTTTCAAACAGAACTACACCTCCGCCAAGATGTCTTCCTGTCACGTTGTTAAATATTGCGTTTTTGCTGCTCATTGTCTTTCTCTTCTATAGTCCCATTGCTTTTGTTTACCCTACCAAGCGGAAGTGTACAGTGAGTCTGACTGTCATAGGATTCTTTATACTTATTTTTCAAATATTTTTTATAATCATCAAATATTTCAGGAATCCAAACCTGACCAGACATAGGGCTATCCAGTTTCTGAGCAGGAGATATCCCCCTGTTTAGGTCCTCTGAGCCATGAGAAAAATAAGAAATATAAGCAAAACGGAAGCCACTTTTAATCTCTAAAACCTCATGGGTTGCTAGATAATTTGACGGAAAAATAAGTAAATCACCAGCTTTTGGCTTATGACATATCCCAAGATACGCAAAATTTAATTCACCGCCGACAAAATCATAGCTATTTTCGTCAAACTCATCCCCTTCTATGGAATCATTTAAATACAAAATACACCCAACAACATGTCTAGTTGCTAGCTGCAGGTCTGGAATCGCACCTGGCTGATAGTTGACGTCATTGTCTGAATGAAAACCCATTGCGCTTCCAGGGCTGTATGAAACAACGTGTCCCTGCTCCTTCCACCATAGAGACGGAAGAATCATTGGATACTTCTCTATATATTCGAGGAGTGAGTTGTAAATTGACTTTTCGCAATCTTGGAAGAACTTTTCATAAGTGCCAGCCACGTCGTTTTCAATTAATTTATTGATTCTATTGACATGGTTTATTCTCTCCACCTCGTACCGGTGTCCGGAGCGATTTATTGCATGCAATGGTGTTCCGTTTTCATCATGGATTACTGTGAAATCCTCAGAAACCACATTTTTCCTTAGCTTCATCAGGTATGGGACTAGAATAGATTTGTTAATTTTGATTGAATCCCTAAATAGAAGGACGCCACCACCAAGGTCTTCATGTGCCATATTTTCACTCTATTGTATGGGTCGTTCCGTATTGAGTGACGCATCTATTTTGGAATACTGGATTCACACCTTGGTCCATGCCTTCAGGTTTTGCCCATAGGGAGTATTCAGAACGACAATAGCTTTCGTAGTCATCAAATATGTTTTCAAACCAAACAGGAGGACACCATTCTTCGCTCTTGTCAGCATCAGATATAACTATTCCGACCTTTTCATCAGAGCCACCTTGGCCAAAAAAAGTAAGATATGCGTACCTTATTCCGCCATCCATCCTTGAAACGCTATGCGCGCAGATATAGTTGGTGGGAAAGAATATTATGTCCCCAGCTTTTGGTGCGTAATCAATTCCAAGGTGATAAAACAGTAAATGGCCACCTGCGAAGTTGCTTCCGTCAAGCTCGGTCTTTTCAACTGAATCATTAAAATAAACAAGAGCACCCATTGTCTGCCTAAGAGCGACCTGTCCTTTTGGCATATACCTGACACCACCAGTAACTTTGTAATTTGTGTCATTGTCTTGGTGCCAGCCGAGTTTTCCCTCGTCGTCATACCTGAGCACATGGCCCCTTGTTTTCCACCACAAGCTTCCAATTACAAGCGGAAACATATCAATGTATCGCAATAGGCATTTATAGATTGTGTCCTCAAGTTCGATGAAGTATTTTGCTACAAAATCTGGAGTATCAGGATTTACTGGTGCAAGGAGCCTAACTGGAACACCAGGAATATCTGCTTCCCTATACCTAAAACCATCCTCATTGACGCCGTACTTGACTCCATCTTCCTCATCAACAACGTACGACCACCTATCGGTGCTTGCTTGCTTTGCTTTTGAATCAATGTGACTTAGGATATCCTGACTGACTTTCGCAGCGCCTCTGAAAACAATAATCCCGTTTCCAAGGTCGTCAATTCTGTAGGATGAAATTTCTTTGAATTCATCTACTCCAATTTTTGGTGTTCCTGGAAATGCCATAATCAAATCACCACCGAACGTACAGCTTCACTTATTGTCCATGGAGAACCAATTGTCAGTGGCTCTTTAGCCATTGGCCACTCCTGCCAGCTAAATCTTCCTATATTTTCTCCTGATGAGCTAACCAAGAATTTTTCCCAATTATGAGGAATTCGTGCCATTGCCTGATTGGCTAAGTTTTGTCCTGCTTTCGCCGACTCGCTCATATCGGCCATGTTGTCGTTATTCCTTCTGAGCCATGGGCCCTTGAGATGTGTGTATAACGGGTGCTCATTTTCGCCATTTACATCAATTTTTTCTGTTATTGGAAAATTTACAAACGAATAGTTGGTTTTTATAAAATCATAAATATCTGGATTTTGCAGTGGCTCCATTCCGCCAAACTGGTTGCATGGAACACCTATTACAGAAAAGTTTTTATTCTTAAACATGTCGTGGAGCTGTTGTAATTCCCAAAGCTGTCTGCTCGTTCTTGCAAAAGACCAAATACTACTGCATTGTGGGACGTAGCCAGCTTTGCTGCATATATTTACAATTAGACATGTTTTCCCCTGCATGTCTCCAAGGAGGTTTGGCCTGCCATCAATATATGAGATATTTATGTCAAAAATTGAACTAGTTGAAGAATCCTGCATGACGCGAGTATACCAGTTACTGCGTATGGTCTTTGTCGCGACGTTTGAAATTCAACATATTTGCTTTACGTTCACTTGGGTCTGGGTATTTTTTTAAGATATGTGATTCATAGTCTTCAATTATTGAAGGCAGCCACCATTGGCCGCTTGTATCAATCCATTCATTTTGCACCCTTGGGCTTATGCCCCTTCCCTCATCTGGGGAGCCCTGCGCAAACCAGGTTAAATAGGAGTAACGACAACCTCGAGTAACTTCTTTTATTTCATGGGCTCCTATGTAATTTGCTGGCATCATCACTATTGTTCCTTTTTGTGGTTTTACATCAATACCAAAATATGGAATTGTCATGTGTCCACCTGAAAAAGAGAAGTCAACGTCGTCTTCGTCTTCCTCAATACAGTCATTTAGATAGATTAATGCCGATACAACATTTCTTGTTGCGTGCTCTGTCTGTGGCGAGGAGCCATAACGGTAATTAATGTCATTGTCGCAGTGAAACCCAAGTCTTCCGCCCTTTTCGTAACAGAGGACATGCCCTCCACTCTTCCACCACAGACACTGAAGAATTGCTGGAAACATTTCTATATATTCAAGAAGTGCGGCATATATTGCGTCATCACATTTTTTGAAAAAAGGGTGATTTAGGTCTTGAACCCTAATCGGAGCAGCAGCAGCTAATTCAAGACTGTAAATAAATCCACCATTATTAATCGCATGGATAGGGTTGCCATCATCGTCATACACATATGTGAAATTTTGTTTTTTCCACCGTTCCTTGAGTTTGTCTACATATCCAATCACTTCAGTCTGTGGAATATCTATTGCATTTTCGAATACAACAGTTCCGCCTCCAAGATGTATTCCGTTCATTTGACGCACCAGAATTGAGGGACTATATATCTGTAGCCTTTTTCAACTTTTTCAACTAGATGAGTATATTTTTCTGACGATGGAAAGATTATAAGACATCCAGCTGGTGGTTTTATTGATAGATTTAGATGTGGAAATCTAAGCAGACCACCCAGGTAGTCATCATTGAGATAGAGAACACTACTGATGTCTCTTGATTCATGACCATTTGGGGTTTTGTTTTTAAAATGGTCATCTGGCATTGCATCAAAGTGCGGGTTTAGAAGCTCCCCCTCGGAATATACGGTCACACTGTAGTTTGGTTCATAATAGACTTTTGTCAGGAAACGAGATTCCACCTCGGAATGAATTGAATTCACGTATTTGCTGATTATTTTAAATATATCTGGATTAATATTCTCGTCTAGTATTTTTGACGGTGTTCTATATTTGTGATTATTTTCTGAATGGTCCAAATCGGTTAATTGAGCATTGCCAATGAGCAGTGATAACTCCTTAACATCACCATCGTTGATGAAGTTATTACATATTGCAATCATCGTCCCATCCACCAAAATACTATTTACTGTTTTATCTTTCCATTTACATTGACCGTGGAAAAATCGCCTATTTTTGCAGTTCCAGTTACACGGCCGGAACCAGAGTTGATAAATAAGGACAACTGAACGGTCGTTGTCATTGGGACGTCTGTTTCAAAAAATGCATCCAAATTCTGTGAATAAACAGAACCAGTAGAAACTATTGAGGATTTTTTTGACTTCATTCTCGCGTACTCCACCCCACCACGCATATATACCAAGTCAACAGATTTATCTTTGTTTAAAATAAGCACATGAGATTCCTGTCCTAGTGGAGTTGAGAAATTTAACTCAAATTTGTAGTCATCTGTTCCGTTTAACAGAAAGTCGGTAGAGAATGTTGATTTTGGCTCAATATCTCCTGGTTCAGGGAGTTTTGGGAGACCCCTGAATGGTTCGCCTATTTGCTTACCATCCGCATCAACACCTGTTTTTATTCCTTTTGTCCATTCCCATGGCTTGTCACGCATATTTTGCATTTTTAGGTCGCTGTAATTCATCCTTGACTGAAGCAGTTCTTTATCTTCCCAAAGATGTTTCACTTCTATTTCAACATCTTGCATTGACCTATTGTCGTAGATATTAAAAAAGCAAAACGGGTCACCTGCTGCAAAAACCACCGGTTCACCTATTTTTGTAATCTTCCAGTTCATTTGGGTTTCGTCTGGCCACCACGAAGTTGGCAGTGTTGCGGAAAGCGGAATTGCTCCATCGTGAAAATAATTTGGTGAACCCGTAAACCAAGTGCTGTAATTTTCTTCGGTGTTTATTGCCCATCCAACATTTATTGAAATCATCCCAATAATTGAAGAGACAGCTTGCCGTCTGCCGGATGACGTGTATTCTCCAGAAATTATTCTTGGTGGATTTGGTCCTCCGTCCCACTGGACGACTATATCTTCTTCAATTTGGACTTCCCAACCGTAAACATTCGCAAGAGTCATTGGCATGCATTGATACGCATGCTTATTATGGGTTGCGTCCATCCAGTCTCTTTTGAGTCTGGACTGTTTTATTTCTGTTGTTTTTTGGTGAGTTTTTGTAAGTGTGAGTTTGGTCATTTTATCCGAGTAGTTCGTTGGGGATGATGTCTATGATGAGATGAACTCTATCAGACTCCCCATTGTTAACCACCCTGTGAACCTTGCTATTGTTTATTTCCCAAATCTCACCAGCTGCCATATTTATTGTCTCGTCACCTACGAAGAAATCAACATTTGCATTTGTGATGATAGGAATATGATGCCTCCTGCAAACCAGTAAATACTCTTGCCAATCTGAATGGGCAGAAATTTCCTCGCCTGCTGGCAGCTTGGCGAAAAAAGTTCTTGCATATTTTCCGTCGTGAATATTCTCAAGTTGAGTGATTAATGGCTCGATTAAATTGAATGCTTCGCGGTTATCTGTCCTTGAGCGCCATGGTTCGCCAGGAACCCACTGAAGCCTGAAGTTGGTGACAAAATGAGCCTGAGTATGCTTCTGGGGATTTTGAGCCTGCTCTTCATCTGGCCTAAGATTCGCATCTTGACGAGAGGTGTCTATTGTCCACTCGTGTTCCCAGCCTTCTACCATTTGAGCTATTGGGGCTATGTTAAAATTTCCGTGATTGCGGAAATTAAAACTATCCTGTCTTTTGTCTGTCATTTGTTTTCCTCACGATTTAATTAGCACTATTTTACAGCCTAGAAGCCACCATTCCCGTAAGAGTCACCACCGATTTTTGGGATACCTGCCTGCCTGTCAACAGGTGTTCCATCGTTTGCCAAACCCTGAGGGTACCTATGGTTGTTGTCATTATAGTCAAACATCGTTACAGCGGCGTACTTTGTGCCCTCGGTAACCGCAAGAGCAGCGTGAGCATAAATATACGTTGACGGGAAAAACATGATGTCGCCAGCTTCTGGTTTATGTTTTATATCAAAATAAGGGAACCATAGTTCTCCACCGGAGTAATCGTCATTAAAATAAGCTATTGACGAGATGGTGCACGTATAGGAAAAACCGTGGTCAGAATGAACCTGAAAGTGTTGCCCAGGCTTATACCGAACGAAATTGATTGCCTCCATATACTCCATAGAAACGTTGTACATTGATTGATAGCGAACAAGGCATTCTTTAATGTGCTTTTCAGTATCTTCGTAGCAGTTTCTTATGTCCAGAAATCTTGGTTCAAGGTATTGCCAGTGCATCGGGCTCATCTTCAAGTCAACACAGTCTCTGTATTCTGGCATTTTCTGGTTATAGCCAACATACGCTTCTTTCCAAGAAAACAGCTGGTGGTTGCTATCTTTCAAAGCTGACTCCAGGCGTTCTGGGATGTTAAGGCTGTGTGGCATAGCATTTTTGAAAAGAACTATCCCAAGCTTCTTGTCTCCGATAAACTCAAAATTCACTGTTTTCTCCCCTATTTGAGATGATTGTTGCCTTAAAGCATTATCCTATCAGCAAAATACCAAACATATCACTCAATGACTACAAAGTGCTATCATGATGATAATGCTTGAATCACATTCTAAAAATAGGTAAAAAATGAACAACCTAGAAGAAGACAGCTTCCTTGAATCACTTGTTGAGCCGGGTCATTTTGGAAAAACCGTTGACAATATAAAGGTGTTCAAGAACTTTGTTGAGCCAGAAGACCTAAAAACAATTCAGCAATTTCTGCCAACCATCAATGAATGGATGGATTCTGGTGAAGATGTATTCTCCGAAGACGGAACCTGTCTATACAGTGCCTCATACTGGGCTAATAGGCAGCTTAATTCACCATTAATAAAAAAATTAAGTCCGGAAATACATAAACTCATACAAAAATATATTTATAAAATGAGAGATGAAATAGAGTCTCATTTCAACCTAAAAGTTAAGTGTCGACCACCAGTAATAATATGCTGGAGACCCGGAACAGAGCAAAGACCACATGCAGACAAACAGCTAAATGATGGTAGGCCAAACCCATTCCCCACATACGATATAAATTCGCTTATTTACTATAATGATGAATTCACTGGTGGTGAATTGTATTATCCAGATTTTGACTTAGAAATCAAACCGGAACCTGGTTTGGCTGTTTTCCATCCTGGCGACGTGAATTATTTACACGGCGTTAAAATGATTCAATCTGGCCTTAGGTACACAACACCTTCATTTTACACAATTACCGAACTCGGTTCAACCGAAGCTGAAAATAGCTGATTATTTTTCACGTGTCTATACACTTCATAATCAATTATGTTGTTTTCAATTATTCTTTTTAGTTCGTAGCTGCTTAACTGTTCAACAAGTATGTCTGTGGTGATTAATTGATTCTCTGTATTAAGTTCAGACTTTAATGCGTGTTCGTAATCTTCTTCAAGCACTGATATACCAAGATTTGATTCCATCCATATAGATATTGATTTCATAAATTCTTTATGACAATCTGTTGTTCCAACTAATTCAAATTTATTAACATTTCGTATTGCCAATTTTGCAGAAATGGGAAAGTTTTCGATAAACCATGTTTTTGAATATTCTTCATACTTGAATGAAAAGTTTTCAGAAAATACCGAATCAGAAACTGGATTGCATATAAATTTTGATTGTATGTTTTGATGAAATAAATAATCTTCATCTTCAAAAAGAAAATATCTTAATCTGTCTGATATTTTTTCAATTGTTTTATATCTTATATTTTTTGACAATACAGAGTCATGAATCCAAAGAAAATTGCTTACCGCTCTATCAATTGGATTTCTTACTAGGCATGCCACTTCTGTGTTTTTTGAAATTATTCTTGACGAATTTCCTAAGTGCGCGTCAATAAAAATAAAGTCTGAGAAATCGTAGTTATGTGGAGGTCTTGCATTTTTGTGCCAAATTAGGTCTCTGCTGCTTAGAGCGTGCCTAAGTGTTGCGCTAACTGATGTTCCACCAGTTTTTGGTATATGCAATAAATAAAGCTGTTTGCTATTTGTTTGATTCCAGTTTTTTTGCATATTCGTATATTTCTTGGTCGAGTCGATTGTTTTCGCGAACTCTATCTATCTCTGAATTAGGCAGCATTGATAAAATTTGCTTAGATGTGTATTTCTTGCCGTCATATTCAATGCAACTGACATTCTCTCTAATGTCTTTATTCGTGTCAAATTTTAAGCCATAATTTTCACCAAACCAATCATGGACTTTATGTAGAAAACTATTATGGTTTTCAATAGTTCCGACAATATTGAAAGCAGAAAGATTATATTTTGCCAGGTTTATGTCAGTAAATGTGTCTGGTATGAATCCACTGTTTGTTTTTTTGTTTTTGTGATACTCACCTGGTCCGCAGTTGAATAAGTCATAGAAAAGTTCATCTGATATTGAGTTGCAAACAAATCGTGTTTGCATGTTATTTTGTGGCCTATGGTCCTGGTCTTCAAAAAGATAAAATCGAAGTTTTTCGTCTATCTGGTGAATATCTAAATATTTTGGATTATCTCTAACAAATGCTTTAAAAGACCATGCAAAATTACTGACAATTCTTTCAACTGGGTCTCTTAAGATGCATGCAATTGATAAATTATCAGTTTTCCCAATTGGATAAAGTCCGATATGGCGCTGTATGTAGGCGAATCTATTGAAGTCGCTTATCATTTGCTGTGGCACTTCTGGTTTTGGATACCAAGGAAGACCGTTTTCATCTAATGTATCTTTAATACTGTGAAGGACTGATGTTCCACCAGTTTTATTTATGTGCAGTAAGTACAGCCTGTTGTGAACTTCCATAGAAACTTTATATTAGTTTCTGTCAAATCACGTATTAGAGAAATATGGTGGGAATCCCGGCGGGAAATACGGTGGGAAGAATGGTGGGAAGAACGGAGGAAAGAATGGCGGAAAGAACGGCGGAAAGAACGGAGGGAAATAAGGAGGGAAGTATGGCGGGAAGTAAGGTGGGGCAACTGGTGTGACCGAGTTTGATGCCGCAGAGTTGGCACTGTTTCCATAAATGCTTTCTGCCCTTACGACGAATGTGTATGCAGTTCCGTTGGTTAATCCTGTAACTGCGATAGAGGAGATGTTGACCCCAGTCGCAACTATTGAACCAGGGGTTGATGTCACTCTATATGTCACTCCAGCAGCGCCTGCGGTACCAGGTGCGCCCTGCGTCCATGACACAGTTGCTTGAGCGTTTCCAGCAGTTGCAGAAACAGAAGTTGGTGCTGACGGAGCAACACCCATCACCAAAGAGCTGCTGGATGCTGAAGGGTTTGATTCAACACCAGTGTTTGAGATTGCAACTACAGTGAAAGTTACAGTACTACCAGCCGTAAGTCCGCTTACAGTAATTGGACTCGAACTGCCTGTTCCTGTTTGACCAGAGCTGGCTGTTGCCCTATATGTAAGTGTCCCTTTTCCAGCATATGATGGAGCAGTAAATGCGATGGTCGCTGATGTTCCAGACACGAGCGTAGGGGCGCCAATTGTAGGAGCTCCCGGCTTTTTGCCACCGCTATCAAGTGATTGATTTACTGCACCCATATTTTATGCCGAAAGGTCTCCAACTACTACCCAAGTATCTGTTGCTCTCTTTATGAGCGTAACATATGACCACTGCCCTCTGACTTTAAGTCCTGGTGTTCCGTTTACGGTTACACCAGAACCAGCGACAATCGTAGTCTGTCCGGAGCCAGTCTGGAGAACGTTGACCTGGGAGCCAACAGGGAAAGCAACAGAGCTGTTTGGTGGAACTGTCAAGTTATTTGCAGAACCCACGTTCATTTCAACAATCTTGTTTTTATCAGCCAATACAAGTGTGTATGAGGCAGTTTGAGCATTTGTTGACACGTCGGCAAGTTTTGTGAGGTCAATGGCGGCTGACGAGCTAATATCACTGTTTGCAATTGTCCCATCTGCAATCATCGCGCTTGTAATAGTTCCAGATGGAGCACTAAATGTTCCAGTAAATGAAGCATTATTTATTGGTGCATAGAACGAGCCATGCTGGCCGTCAAGAAGGTCGGCATTAAGGTTTGTAACTGCAGTGCTTGATGAAACTGATAATGGAGCAGTGCCTGTTGCAATTGTGCTTTCAAATACTTCTGCAACTACTGGAGCTGCTGAGTAACTAGCATGACTAGTATTGATTGGGTCTTCTGGCTCTGGGGTGTATGAGTCAAAGAACTTAAACTTTCCATCAGTTGCGTCTCTAAAAAGACCGGCATGTCGATATGTTCCATCGTTGTAGTTTCCTACCCAACCAAGGTCTGGATTCGTAATCGTTGAACCATCGTTGAGGAAGATAAATGTATCTTCAATTGCGAGGACTGTTTCGTTGATTGTTGTCAATGTTCCATGAACACTGAGGTCCCCACCAACAATAAGGTCGCCAGTTGTTTCAACTCTTGCAAATGTGACCGATGAAGATGTTCCTACCGCCTGACCAATTGCAATGGTCGGACTTGAACCTTCTGCTGGTGTGTGTGTAACCGTGATTCCAGTTCCAGCCGTTATGTCGTTTACATAGTTCCCAGTTGTATCGGTTCCTAGGTTGATTGGGTCATTAACCCATGCAGTTCCGTTCCACTTCAAGAAATCACCAGACGAAGGAGAAGGAACGGTTACGTTAAACAAACCATCAAGATTTGTCGCGGCAATAGCTGAATCCGCATATGACTGAGCTGCAGTTTGTGCAGACGATGCCGCACCATAGGCATCGTATGTATTCGCGGTTACGGCAATCGATGCCGTAGAGCCCTCACCTGGAGTATGGGTTATTGTTATCCCAGTACCAGCGGACACCCCAGACATGTAGTTTCCAGTTGTGTCTGTTCCAAGGACGACTGCGCTTTCTGCGATTGTTGCTGAAATATTGACATCTTGCGAGCCATTAAACGATACAGAGCCAGTAACATCGCCAGAAAGAGTTATTGTTCTTGTGTTTTGAAGTGTTGTTGCAGTGGATGCATTTCCAGTGACGTTGCCGGTCAGATTTGCATTTACCGATGTAAATGTTGGCGTTGCACTAGAAGAAACATCTTGTCCGATAGCAATTGATGGTTGAGAGCCTTCTCCGCTGTTGTTGGTTATTGTAATACCAGTACCAGCGTACAGGCTTGCCACATAGTCGCCAGTTGTGTTTGCGCCAAGCTGGATTGCTGTTTCTTCCCAATTGCCGTTGTTGTACCTTAGGAAGGTGTTGCTTATTGGCGATGCGCTAACATTGACGTCATTAATGTCTATAAGATTTACTGTGCCCATTGCGGTTGAATGGTCGTACGCATCATGTCGGGCATTTGTCATGTACTGTGTGTGGTCGTCGTGATTCAGGTCACTCAACGAACCATGGTCCATTATGGTTAAATAATTTGTTCCATCATTAGTTAATTCCCAATTATCTGTTGACTCATTCCAACGAAGAGACACATTTGTAGAGGAACCGCGCTCAACTTCAATTCCTGCATTTTCTGTTGGCGCACCAGTTGCGTTGTTGTTGAGGACGATAATATTGTCGTCAACAGTGAGTGTTTCGGTGTTAATGGATGTAGTTGTGCCTGAAACAGTAAGGTTTCCACCTACAACAACGTCACCAGTTGTTGTAACTTTTCCAAAAGTTACAGAAGCGCTTGTTGCAACAGATTGACCAATTGCGACAGTTGGTGTTGCTGCTTCGCCGCTGTTGTTGCTAAGGCTTACACCAGTTCCAGCTACCAGGGACTCAACATAATTTCCAATAGTGTCTGTTGCTAGGTTGATTGGGTCGTTAACCCATGCAGTTCCGTTCCATCGAAGAACATCGCCGTTTTGTGCTGATGTGATTGTCACATCACCAAGGTCATTTAAACTTGCATTATCAATAGAGCCATAAAAATATGATAACGAGTTCCATGCTGTAGAGCCATCACCCAACTTTATCTTGTTTGTATTTGTCTCCAAGCCGATTTCTCCGCCAGCAAGAATTGGGTTTTGAGAGGTCCAATTAGATGACGTGTCTCTGCGGAATAATATTTTTTTATAAGCCATTAGGCATCGCCTCCATCAGCTGTGAGAACTTCTGCAGTCACTTCTGTGCCCGAGAAACCTGCATCAATTATTACATACTTTGTAGACCTGACCCATGAAGAACCAGTCCATACAAGCAGTTTTCCTGCAGCAAAAAACTCATCATTGATTGACGGGTTTGATGGCAAAGATATTCGTGACATATTTTATCCTAACTACTAGACAGGTCTCCGTAGATATACCATTCATTTGTCGCTCGTTTTACTAACTTTGCCCATGAATATCGAGCAGCTAGATAATTTCCTGGTGTGTAACGAATAGTTACACCGTTTTGAGCAACAATTTGAGTTTTTCCTGTTCCATACTGAAGAACTGTTACTTCTGTTCCCACAGGGAAGGGCACTGAAGAATTTGTTGGAATTGTTACAGTATTTTCTGAGCTGACGCTCATTTCAATTGTTTTTGACTTGTCAGACAAAACAAGTGTGTAATTTTCTGTTTTAATTGACAAATTAGCATTCAGTACGTCCTCAATGTCTGTTGATTCCCACTCTGTTCCGTTGTACGCAAGAACCTGCAGTGGTGTCGCATCTTGAACAAGCACGTCAACGAGGTCACCAAGTCCCTCAACCGAAGAAGGTGGTGTATTTTGCTGCAACCAGCTTGAGTCATAGTAAATGTATGTATCAAGTGATGATGAATCAAACCACAGGTCTCCCTCGGCTGGCGAACCAGGAGCAGATGCTGATACGGTTATTGCACTTGTTTCCAGAGATGCTGAAACCCAATTTGAACCATTGAACTTCAAGTAATCACCGGTAATTGGCGTTGAAACAAGAACGTTATTCAGGTCATCAAGTGTTGCGTTTATTGATATTGTTGGATTTGAGCCTTCTCCTGGAGTGTGTGAAACACTTATTCCAGTGCCAGCCGTAACATCGTTTAAGTAATTACCTGTTGTATCCGTGCCCAAAGCTACGGAGTTTGGCTGAATCGTTGCAGTGATGCTTGCATTTGCAGAACCATCAAAAGAAACAGAACCAGAAACATCTCCAGTCAACGAGATATTCCGTGCTGTTTGTAATGTTGAAGCCGTTGATGCATTACCAATCAGTGGCGCTGTGACCGCTGCAAACTGTACTGACGAAGAAGTCGCTACAGCTTGTCCGATAGCGATGGTTGCATTTGAACCTTCGCCGGGTGTGTGTGTAATCGTTACGCCAGTGCCTTGTGTAAGGTCTGACATATAGTTACCTACAGTGTCGGTGCCTAGATTGATTGGGTCATTAATCCATTCCGACCCATCGTATTTTAGGAAATCACCAGATTGAACTCCACCAGATACCGTGAATGAACGAACTGGACGAACTCGGTTTGAAAAGTTCTTCCAAGTAGTGTTGGAGGCTCCATCATCAAAGTACTGCACCCATACCTGCGTCTCGTCGTATTCGGAGGAACTCCAGTAGTCACTAGTAGTAGTAAAACCACCAACTGCAGTCTTTTGCGTGTATAACTGATTTAGTTCATCTTTTGATGGTAGGAACCAATCAGAAAATCCACCGTATGTGTAATCTGCGCAGTAAGCGGCAGCAGAAGATGCAGCAATATTTCCTGCTTGGGCAACAATATCTATAGTGTTTTGTGCGCCAGTCCCAATTGCAGTTCCGTCTGCTCCAGAAACTGCTGTGGTTTGATTTGAATTAACATCCGTAGCCCAAGTTCTGTTTACATCAGGGTTTCCAGATGGGGCTGCCTCAAAGTATCTTCCAGTAGTATTTCCTGCCGTAGATGGCGTAATAAATATTTTCCCACCAGCAGGTCCAGTGTCGCCAATGGCATATGTAGGAGCGGTCTCAATTGTTACATCTGAAAGATTGTTCAACGTTGCATTTAGAGCAACAGAAGCAGATGAACCTTCACCTGGTGTATGGGTAACTGAGATTCCAGTTCCAGCTACTACGTTATTTACATAGTTTCCTGTCGTGTCTGTCCCAAGAGCAATGCTATTTGGTTGGATGATTGTTGATATAGAAACATCTTGTGAACCATCAAAAGAAACAGAACCAGAAACATCGCCAGTCAATGAGATAGCCCGTGCTGTTTGCAATGCTGAAGCTGTTGATGCATTTCCAACTAGTGGCCCAGTAACGGCCGCAAAGGTCACTGAAGAAGAAGTTCCTACAGCCTGACCGATAGCGATTGTTGGGCTTGAGCCCTCGGCAGGAGTGTGCGTGACAGTGACACCAGTACCAGCAGTTATATCGTTAACATAGTTTCCAGTCGTGTCTGTTCCGAGTTCAATAGTCCCAAGTGCAGCGATTTCCCCGTATGTGGTGCCGTCGTTCGTGAACTCCCATTGGTCGTTTGTTTCATTCCAGCGAACTGCAACATTTGCGGAATCGCCACGCTCTATTTCAATTCCAGCGTTTAGCGTTGGGATGCCAGTGGCGTTGCTATTAAGAACTACAGTGTTATCTTCAACAGACAGTGTCTGCGTATTGAGTGTCGTGGTGTCTCCATTTACCGTTAGGTTTCCACCAATTACGACATTTCCAGTTGTTTCAAGTCTCGCAAAAGTAACAGAAGCAGATGTTGCTACATCTTGTCCGATAGAAATTGTTGGGGTAGCAGTCTCTCCGCTATTGTTCGCAAGGCTTACACCAGTTCCTGCAACCAATGACGATACATAGTCTCCGCTTGTGTCTGCGCCAAGCGACACGCTATTCGCGCCGATTGTTGTTGAGATGTCAACATTGCCAGTTCCGTTAAAAGAAACCGAGCCTGAAACATCTCCGCTAAGCGCAATTACTCTTGCGGTCTGTAGTGCTGTCGCGGTGTCTGCGTTTCCAGTTACATTTCCAGTGACTGGAGCAAAGACATGGGCAAATGTTACCGATGCCGAAGTTCCAACTGCTTGACCAATGGCAATGGTCGGACTTGAACCCTCTCCTGGAGTATGCGTTACAGTAACGCCAGTTCCGCCGCTTACATCAGAAACATAGTTTCCTGTCGTCTGCGTACCAAGGGCAACTGTATTGCTCGGAAGACTTACGATTCCAGTAAATGTCGGGCTGTCAATTGGCGCGTAGTACGAGCCATCTTGGCCATCAAGTTTGTCGGCGTTGAGGTTGGTTACGACTGTCGAAGAAGAAACCGACATTGGCGCAGTACCGGTTGTCTGAGTGAGTATCAGACTTTCTGCTTGGAATCTTGCATCACTATATGTTGCATCAGACGTATTAATTGGTGATATTGGCTCTGGTTCGTAGCCTTCAAAAACCTTGAAGATTCCATCACTTGAATCTCGGAATAATCCAGCATGGCGATATGTTCCGTCGTCATAGTTGAATGCAATACCCATGTCTGGGTTTGCGCTTGCGCTATTTGCGTTTAGGTAAATAAAAGCCGTATCAACATCTAGGTTTGTTTCATTGAGGCGAGTGATAGTTCCCTGAACCTCCATGTCGCCCTGAACAATAAGCCGAGCAAATGTCACCGACGCGCTAGTCGCAACATCCTGTCCAATTGCGATTGTTGCGTTTGAACCCTCTCCAGGTGTATGGGTGATAGTAACGCCAGTACCTTGGGTTAGGTCTGACATATAGTTGCCTGTTGTGTCGGTACCAAGGGCAACAGAATTTGGTTGGACTGTTGCAGTGATATTAATGTTCTGCGAACCATCAAATGAAGCAGAACCAGAAAGGTCGCCGCCAAGACTTATTGACCTAGCAGTTTGTAATGCAGAAGCGGTAGAAGCATTTCCAGTGAGCGATGAAGTTACATTGGCAAACGTTACAGATGAGCTTGTCCCAACAGCCTGACCAATAGCAACAGTCGGTGTGGCCGCTTCGCCGGTATTGTTCGTGAGTGTTACGCCAGTTCCTGCAACTAAACTTTCTACGTAGTTACCAACTGTGTCTGTAGCAAGGTTTACTGGGTCGTTAATCCACACTGAGGCAGAGCCGTTATAGCGCAGGAAATCGCCGTTTTGAACACTTGTAATTGTTACATCACCAATCGAATCAAGCGTTGCTCCAGGAAGGTTGCCAACGAAGTACGACAAAGAGTTCCATGCAGTTGAACCTGTGCCGAGCTTAATCTTGCCAGTGTCTGTTTCGACACCAAGTTCACCTTGAGCGAGAGTTGGGTTAACGGATGTCCAGTTGGCAGCCGTGTCTCTCCTGAGTTGAATTTGTGATGCCATTACGCAGAACCTCCGTCAATTGCTGGTATTCCACCATAAGTAGAAGACGCCAGACCACCATCAATATTAACACTTGAATAAATAAGGACCCATTTTTCTCCGTCGTAGCGCCATGAACGGCCTACGGCTGAGTAACTCTGATTAAGAGTCGGTGAATCTGGAAAATTAATAGCCATTATCTAACCTGCGTTACTGTAACTATGGATGAAGGAACTGCTGGGCGAGCAGGGTTTGATTGCTCACCAGAAGCAATTACTCTCATGTTTGTATCTGGAGACTGAAGCATGATTTGAACATAGTCATTAGCAGCAAGTGTCAGAACAAAGTTCCAGGAGGCAAGGTACTTTCCATTATTTCCAAGCACTGTAACTTGCGTGTTTGAATTTGGGATATTTGTTCCATTTTTAGCAAACCAAATGTTTACGAGGTCATTACTGCTGTCTGTTTTGTCTAACTGTGCAGAAAACTGAATGTTGTACACACCAGCATTTGCAACAGTAATTCGAGAGCCAGAGACAATTGAAACCCCAACCGCTTCTGCCGTTGTGTTAAGTGGGAGCGCATAAGCGGTCGTAGCGCTAGTCAGTAATAGGTCTGTGGTGTCATAGAAAGAACCGTAGTACCCACTGAAAGTAGAAGTTCCTTTATAGGCGGTTGTCTGAACTGTGTTGTCATGAAAAGTTATTCCAGAACCAGATTGTTCTAGTTGAATACCAGAAGAGTCAATTACTGTGCTCAGCACACCTTCATACTGCCCGCTAGGCGTTGTGTAGAAACGAATTTCCGTTGGGGTATCGTTTGCTTCAAAGTCTTCTTTTGCATAAAAATCAACAAACACTGGAGGGTCATCTCCAGCAATCCCAAAGTCAGCGCCAGGTCTCCAGCCAGCGCCAGTGATTCTGAATAGTGGACCAGTTCTTGCAGCAGTTGGAGAAGCAGATGTTCCAGCAGCATGTCGTCCAGCCATCTGGCTGAAAACAGAATTTCCATAACTATCATTGACAATTCTACTTGTTAAGTTGTCATGACCTGTTATATGAACCATTCCACCATTGTTTACTGGAGGGGAAAAAGTTCCAACATTGTTTCCAATAATCGTCAATACTGATGATTTATTTGGATTCTGGTATGAAGATGTAATAAAAAGTTGACCTTCTGGGTCAACTCTTAAGATTCCACCAGTTGATACTGATGCTGTGCTTTCAACGATTAATCCACCAGATTGAACTCGCAGGAAGTCTTCTTGATTACTCAATGTAATCGTTGGACCGCCATCTTGTGAAAGTATTTTTAATGATGATGCACCAACCCATACTTCGTTATATGGACTAGCAGAAGAGCCAAGAGATACTGATGAACTCAATGGAATCATGTCGCCCGCTAGATAAACAAGGCCTGTTCCTTGTGGGTCAAGATACAGGTCATCTCCAGTGTTATATACATCTGGTTTGTTTTCTATATAGTCAGCAGC